TATTGGGATCAATTGCTTCAAACATTTGAAGCGGAACGTATGGGCAGTAGAATAACCCTGAGTCGTAAACGTTCTTGCCCTTAAAACCAGCCAGATAGAAGTTGGTATCGCCAGTAACTTGATATGGATCAACATAAATGTCTAAACGTCCATTCAAACGACCAACGTAGGTATTTCCAGTATCATCAACATTCAGATTATCCTTAAGATCTGATTGACCGTAATCAAGAAGTCCTGCCATTGTCAAAGCAGCAGCAACATCTGAAGATGTCAATACGAAATTACCCTTTCCTCTACGTGTATCCTTTGCAATCTGATTACAATCGCGTTCCATTTGATACATCAAACCCTTAAATTGTTCGACGAGCCAGCGACCATTACTGTCAACTGTCAAATCAAATTCTCCTGGAGTTTGAACGCCATTTTGCGCTCCAACAACAGAAATCAAATACAAGGTACGAATGATTTCTCGGTTGATTTCAGCATTGATTTCGTGCGAACAAATATCAGCAAGAATATTCTTAGCATCTAAGCCGTGAATAACCTTCAAATCTTGTTCCAGTTCTGTAGTGAATTGAGCTTGCAGAGCACGGGTTTTAGCGGTAACGGATACTCTTTCGATGTTAAATGCCATGTGTGGAAAATTAGCATTAGGAGCACCAGCACCCAACTGCTCACCAATAGCTGTATCCAATCCAATACCTGTAGAGAGAAGAGGATCAAAAGGATCGAGAGGTGTACTGTGTGTACCTGTACCGGAGAAAGCTGTGTTAGCTTCTCTATATAGAGCTTCTTGTCCGCCTTGAGCTGTATACATACTTCTTAAAGCAAAGATTAGACCAGTTGGAGCATTCATAGGTTGAACGCCACAAAGATCGAAAGCTATAAGATTAGGATATAGACGACGAATCATTGCAATTAGAACAGGATCATATCCTTTCAAATTTGGATTACCGTTATAAGTAACACCTGCGCCTACGGCGTTTGGTGCTTCTTCTTCATTCAGTGACGTGTAACCGCCAGAAATGTCTGTCATAACACCCTTATTAAAAAGCTCTTGATGCTCTAAAAGGCGTGCAATAATTCTTCTTTTTTCTGCGCTTTTGATTGGACTAAGTTCTTCATTTGAAATAACCTTATTCCACTTCTCAAGCAACGAATTTGTTGGTTGAATTGGGGTTGCCATATATTTTAATTAACTCCTATTGTTTTTTTAAAATAAAATTTTAATTTTTTTTAATTATTAGTAACTTCTTTTTAGGGCATTGACATAATAATCCATTTCATCGACTTTCGATTTCGGTTCCTTCTTTTCTTCGACAAAATTTTCTTTTATATAATCATCATTTTTCTTAGCCTTAGCTGAAAAATAACTTTCTTTAATTGTGTTTAATTTGTCAGAATAAGAATCATCAAAACCAATATCTTTAGTTAATGATTTAAATTTTTCAATTTGGGTGTCAGTTAGTCCTTCGCAAGTATCCCTAAATATTGAAACCTTTTTTTGTTCATTTATAACTTTTCTGAGGGAAACATTTTTCTTAATTTGTTCATTTAATTGTGTTTGTAGAGATTCTATAGCCTTAGCTTGTGATTCTACTAAATTTTCTTTTCCCTTTGGAATCATAATATTATGAGTTTCAAACAAGTTACGAAGGTCATTTATAAATTCTTCTGTTATTTCGGTTCTAATACCGTGTTCAACAGCTACTTTATTTTCCTCCATCCAGCCTTCTACTACATAATCTAAATAATCATCAACGTGTTCTACTACTTTTTCAGTTATAGCATCCTTGGCTGAACGAAGCTTTTTATTATAACGGAGTTTTAATGTTTTAGCATATTGTAATACTTTGCGTTTAACTGCTCCCTCCATTATCATTTTTGCTTTAGATTTAAAATTTTCAGACAAATCTTCGCCGTTTAAAAGTGCGGTAACGTCTTCTTCCACGTCAACGGTAGGTTTCTTTGCCTTTTCTTCGTCGTCTTCTTCGTCTTTTGCTTCTTCGACCTTTTCTTCGTCGTCTTCTTCGTCTTTTGCTTCTTCGACCTTTTCTTCATCATCTTCGTCTGAATCAGCAGATTCCTTTACTTTGTCTTCTTCTTCGTCATCTAAGAAAACGTCAGAATCGTCATTAATGTCGAATTCAGCATCAGCATCGTCTTTAGCAGCTTCTTCTACTTCTTCGTCATCTTCTTCACCCTCTTCCTCTTCGGATGATTCTTCAACCTCGTCTTCGTCAGAATCTTCGTCAGAAGCTTCTTTAACGTCATCTTCTTCACCCTCTTCCTCATCAGACATTTCTTCGACCTTTTCTTCGTCGCCTTCAACGTCTGAATTAGCAACCTCCTTCACTTCTTCATCATCCTTTTTTTCTTCATCCTTTTCATCTTTTTCTTTTATTTTACCATGAATTAAATCTTTCAATTCTTCTTCGCTCATTATACCTAATTTTTGTCTAAATTTAGAAGCCATCTTAAAAACTCCTGATATTTTTATATAGTTAAATAAAATTATAAATACGATTACTCGTTATTTTTATTTAGGAAAATTTAATCTTTGCTTAGATTTTATTAATAAATTTCTCAAAAATTTGTAATATTTTTTGTTCTGAATTCTTTTTAGAAATTTTATTAATTGCCTTTTTAGCCTTTTCTATTAAAGCTTCCTTCCAAACTCCGCCTTCATAAATCCATTCTTTAGACTCATGAATACACTGAACAAACGCTCCTGGAGCAGAAGGATCACTAACAATATCAATAGCTTGTAATTGAAAATCATCTTGTACTTCTTTAATACCATTAGAAAGTTCTATTAAAGAACCTAAACCTCTAGATGATACGCCAAGAGAAATTCCTTCATCTAATAGTCCTATAACAATTTTACCAACAGGATTACTTTTTATTATTTTAGCTTTACCAAAAACATTAGGTCCTTCCATTTTTAATTCGGTTACATAGTGGGAAGCTCTTTCTGGATTTACGTTCGGGCTTTCAGGATGGTTTAATTCTCCTAAAGCTCGTTTGGTTCTTACATAGATATCGTTATATCTATTAACTTCTCTCTCTAATATTTTACAAGGATATACTCTTCCATTTTTATTTTGAAGATCTCCTTGCATAAAAATACCTTGAATATAATAATCCTTCTTTTTAGGATCTATATTCTCTTTAACTAATTCAATTTCTTGAAAATTTTCTTCTATTAAAAGTTTTAAAGTTTTCATAACTCTATTTTTTAATTTTGTTTTTTAATGGAAATAAAGATTTGGCTATATCTTTTTTCTTTTTTAAAATTTGTTCGTAAGTTTTTAAATCTAATTCCATATTTAAACACTTCAACGCTTCAGAATCATTACCTTTTTTAATATAATCAATAAATTGTTTAATTTTTCTCATATAATATTACACCTTATTATGTTTAACATTTCGTTTAACTAATTCTAATTTATTAATAATTTTTTCTACTTCATTAAAATATTTTGGTGATAAAGGTTTTTTAGCTAAAAATCTAATTAAATCCTTCTTTTCATTACTTCTTTTATTATTTATATAACTATAAATATAGACTTCTAAAAGAATTCGTCCAATCTCAACTTGCCACCCAAAACTAATCATTTCTTTATCTTGTTCATCAATATATGATAAAAAAGATTCGTCAACTATTATGAATTGATTTTTATGTTTATCAATTAAATTTGAAAGGTTTTTAGCCTTTTCTATATATTGGTTTTCTTTTGATATGTCATTTCTGACATCATCGCTAGATAACATATATTGATCTTGTGGATAATATTGTTTAGGTAGTGGCATTTTGATTATCCTCTATTATTTGCTTATGTAATTTAGCACCTTTAGTTATATTCTCTTTAGCCCATAATGGCTGTAAATTTGTATAGTGGCACGCTTTTAAAAACTGTTCTCGATCTGTTAAATCGAAGGAACTTAAAGGGATAATATGATCGAGGTGCCAACCCTCTGTGCTCCAGTTGTTCCAAGACATACCTTCTTGGAATTTTGATTCTAAGTATGTTTTAAATTCGGAAATCGAACATCCTAAATCTCTTACAGCTGAACCGGATTTCTGATTTCTTTTTACAGCTTTGTTTATTCTGCTTCTTAATAATTTGGTTATTTTAAAATTGGTGTCTAATTTCTTCCGTTCTTTTTCTTTTTGATAAGTTTTCTTATGATATATTTTAAATTTATCTTTATTATTTTCTCTATATATCTTATGTTTTTGATCTATTATTTCTTTATTAAGTTGATAATATCTTTTATCTTTTGATTTTATTTTTTCTTTATTATTTTCATAGTATTGTTTCTGGTATTGTTTAGATTTTTCTTTATTATTTAATCTATACAATCGATCATATTCTCTTTTTTCTGCTCTTGTTTTTTCCGAATATATTTTATTTTTTTCTTTTATTTTTAATTTATTTTTAATTTTATATTGTTTATCATATTCTCTTTTCTCTATTCTATTACAATTAATACAAATTTTATCATTGCGATTAACCCTATGTTCTCGCCAAGTTTTGTCAACAATCAACTCAACATTACAAATTCTACAAACCTTTTTGGTCGTATTCGCTTCACACATATTAAAATTGTTCTGGGGTTTCGGGTTGTTCTGAAGGAGGATTTTCTTCTTCAGGTGGTTCTGTTTCTGCTGGAACCTCTTCTTCTGGAGAAACTTCTTGTGTTGGAGTAGCTTCAATTGAAGGTTCTTCTATGCTCTCTCCAGATTCTTGGGCAGCTTCCTTTTTAATTTCTTGTTCAATTTCTTCTATTTCAGAATCAGTTTGCATCAAAATGAAACGTTTAACAAATTCTTTTGAAAAATAAGTTCCGACATATTGTTGTGCTTGATCCAATACATCTAATCGACTTTTTAAAAGTTCAGCTTTTAATAGTTCTGAAAAATGAGAATCAGACAGAAAATCATAGTATAGGTTTTCTTTAATATATTCCCAATCGTCTGGGGTGGTAATACCCTTTAATATTAGTTGTGCACGTAAAAGTTGATCGAACAAGTGTGAAAATTGGTAGCGTAAACGGGTTATAAATGAGGCAAATTTCTCTTCCTGTTGGGTTATCTCAGAGGCTTTACCTAAATTAAAACCGGTTGTAGGTTCTAAACGAGTAATTGGAATATGTAATGATCTATATAACTTTTTCTGAAAATATTCAACATCAGCTAATTCTGATAATGATTGTCCGCCTGGTAATGTTGTCACTTCAGAACCCCTTCCGTCTGAGCGTTTCGGGAACCAATAATCTTCGAGCATTGTCATATACCGTCTATCGTCTCTCACTTCTCCGGTCGAAGCATCGTAAACTAATTTGTTTTTATATTGGGTCATTATATTTTGAACATATTGATAAGCTTTAACAGGAGGTAAATCCATAGTATCAATATTAAATACTCTTCTTTCTGGTGCTCGAACGATTCTATAGACTACCATAGAATCTTCCATAATCTTTAAATTATTATAAGCTTTCATAGCTTTATGTAAATAACTTAAAACCACGGAACCATCTTGATTTAAATTTCCAGAATTTGCAAAAGCAATTTGATCTGTTGTAATTCTTATACCATTAACTATAGACATAGTATGTTCTGTTCCACTTTGTCCGGTCGGATCGTAAATGAAATATTCTTTGATCTCTTTAACAACATCTACATTAAGATTTGGATCTCTAGTTTTTATTACTTCTCTAATTTTTTTAATTTGTCTAGGATCTATGTTACGTAATTCTAGAATACCTTTTCTAGGATTTTCGTTATCTATAACTAATTGATAATAAATTTTACCATCTATATACCATCGTTTAACTATTTCATAAGCTTGTCTATTAAAATTTAATAATCGTAAAACTGCTCTAAACTCTTGTTGAATTCTATTTTGTAATTCTTCAGAAAATTTAAAATCTTCTCCGAAAACTATTGCAGCTGATGGCTGTTTCGTGTCAACAACAACCATTTCATTCACAATTTCATCTATAGCAGATTCAATCTCAGAATATATACTCATCTCTCTATATTTGTTGATGAGTTCGATTTCTGTCCCGAAAACAGATTTAGTATCATAAAGTGCTGAAAATACAGGGGATAATATATCAGAATCGAAGACAACGCTACCATCCATATTGGTTGGGGCAGTAAATGTTGGTGTCTTATGTTTCTCTAATTCTGATTTTTGTTTAGAAAATCGAAACCCAAACGTGGATTCCATTATCATTTTTTGTTGATTTGATATATATAAAGATGAATTAGACATAGTATTATTTTAAATATTTTATTAATTATCATTCATATTTAGGAATAGACTTTATTATTGGTTAAAATTTTCTCTGTCCTTAATTTCAAATTCTGATAATAAATCTTTCCAACAATCATCTATAGATTTCTCTTCAATTTTAAATTCTCCAGAATGTAAATGCATATATTCTATAGCTTCATCATAGTCAGTTACAGCTTGAACAATTAGCCAACCTTGTAATGTTATTCCATCAGAAAACCTTTGAATGGTATTTTTATAGATGGCATAAATTTTTCGATTGTTTAATATATTCATAAATAAAATCCTAAATTATTATTTATTTTTATTATAATAATATTTAGTTTTAAAAATAAAAAAGCCCCTATAGAGGAGCTTTCTTTTAATGAACAATAATTATTCTTTAATTGGGTGTTCTAAATTTGTTCACCCTTAGCTGCTACGGCATTTTTAGCAATAATAGAATTATTTGTTAATGGAATAACATAATCATATTGTAGCGTTACAGTAAATTCTTGGATAGTATCGTTAGTGTCCCATGCCATATCCATTGCGCTAATTTCTGAAGGAAAGCAACCGACCATTTTATAAGCTGAAATGACATTACCAGATTTATCGGTGTGGTAGATTTCCCCATCCCACTTATATGTTCCCTCTGCACCGGCTCCAGATGTAATATTATAATATTGAGCATCTCTAACGTTAAGTTCGTGAGCATTTATAGCATCTGACCATCTTTCGAATCTTTCTCTTAGATCATATGATTCGTTATTCATAATGGTGATGACCCACTCAGCATATGTTCTATCTCCGGCAATCTTAATCTTACGACCTTGATAAGGAAGTTCGATTATTCCGGTAGTAGATGGTGGCACGCTTGCTGCACGACATACAAATGGAAGTACCCCAGGTGGCGGTTTAGCTCCAGTTCCAGGTGCAGATTCACCAAAAAAGGAAAGAAATGGGCTATGAATTGTAACTTTAAAAAGATTAGGTCTAGCGAACCCGTCAATGGCAGCCATTTTAAATGTATCGACATTAATTGCCATGGATTATAACTCCGTTATGTTGTGAATTATTAGTTATATAACTTTCTCTTATTATATTTAGTTTATTTTATTTTTAGAAATCCAAATAAATTGTATCTTTCCGGCATCGTAAACTTGCCATATACAATTATTTTCGGTGTTTCGCCTCTCAGATAGGGTAGGATCGTAATTTCCCTTCAATATGTGTTTCAATCTACTGTGTCTGAAGTGTTCTTTTCTTACTAAATTTCCTCCATAATAATACTTATAATCTGGTCTTATGATTTTATTCTTAGTAAAATTGAGAATATCATACACATCCCCTCTTGAAATCCTTAAGTCTGCATATGAAATAACAGAAGATGGTTTATGTATTTTGATGAAATTACTAAACAATTTGGTAGCAGAGCCAACGACCCTAGAATTCAATAGAGAGCAAAATCTAACTAACTCCCATTCATAATTTTTATTAAATCGACTTTTAGAAAAACTCATTAATGAAACTAATTCATTGTTATAAAATAATCCGTAATGATACTGTGCACTTACTTTACCTTGTAGATGATTATTATCATAAAACTTCATAGCATCAGATGAAGTAACTAAACCAAATTTTGTTTCCCGACCATAAATTCTTCGTTGAATTTTATTGATATTATTCAATAACATAGATTTAATAATATCTTTTTTATGTCGCCATTCTTTATCATAAAATTGAAATAGCCGTATGCCAGATTTTTCGGCTAGTTTATACTTATCATAATGATAATTTTTTGATAATTTAAATTTTGACGAATGATAATAACAACCATTCACTTCTATTCCAATTTTATATTCCGGTAAATATATATCAATTTCTAATCCATCAATCCCAGTCAATTGATTCCTATCATTTGAAATTACCTTAGTATAATCAGATAAAAACTGTTCAATTTCAAATTGTTCAACTGAAGTTTTTAAATTCTTAATAATAGAACAATTATTCTCTCGAAATATTTTACATATAAGGGTAGCTGACACGCCTATTTTTTTAGCTATAATACTACATGGTAATGTTTCTTCATAATGTAATCGTTTAAGGTTTTCGATATTTAATTGTTCTTTAATATTTTCAGGAAGTTGTATCCTCCTTAATTGTGAGGGATTAATAATTCCATATCTTTTAGTGAGGGTCGAAACTCTCTTATGTTGATTTTTGGGTTGTGTTAATAATGAAGCACATTTTCTACTACAACATTCGGTATAAACATTATGATCTGGTATAAAATTAACCTCCTTTATTTTACACCATTGACATAGGGGGACTTGGTATAATTCATTCATAATGAAATATAACCTTTCACGAAATGTTGGATTTCTATGATTTAAGATTGAGGTTTTAATTATAATATCATCTAATAAATCTGGATGAGATCGCCTTAATGCATATTCAGACACAATTTTATATTTTAAATCTAATATAGATTGTTTAAGGTTTTGCATTAGCTTTATCCCATGTAAATGTTATATTACCACAATCCCAGATTCGACGGAAACCATTATTAAACATGTTCTCAGACTCGGATAAGTTATTGTCAAATATTGGTAATTTCACATTTAATTTCTTTTTTTGAAATCTACACCTATGTATTAAATTATGAGATTTCGGATCTAAATAAAAATAATTTGGTTTCGTAACATGATCATTTTTAAATCCCAAGGTTTCATATAATTTACCAATTGAATATCGACGATCAGCAAATGTTATTATATTGGTTGGGTTGTATGATTTTATAAAATAATTAAAGAGTCTAGATGCCCCACCCAAAACTTGAATGTGGCATTTAGAAGAAAATCGGCTCAATTCCCATTCATATCTCTTAGAATGAAATCCTTTTTTATAAGTTTGAATAGCAATAAGCTCTTCATTGTAATATAAACCGAGTCTAACCTGAGCATAACAATATCCTTGTATATGATTATCATTCAAAAAATTTCGAGCTTCTTCAATAGATACTTCATCTATCTTACATTTTCTAGCAAAGATTTTTTTTATATACCCAAGTTTAGATGCTAATATAGATTTAATAATATCAGGATTAGTCTCCCATTCATTTTCAAAAATTTGAATCAATTGGATTCCTAATTCCTCACATAAATCGGTTTTAATCTTATGTCGGTTTCTCTCACGTGGGGTTTCTTGACAATCAAATGAGTGCCAATATAATCCATTAAATTCAATAGCTATCTTCTTTTCGGGGATATAAATATCGAGTTCTGTTCCATCAGATAAAACTCCACGCTCTCGTTGTAATATCTTCATATTTAAGTCTAATGATTTAATATAATCGAATATTTCTTGTTCTGGTTGCGATGAATAAAGATACTTAACTTGTATGTTGTTCTTTTTGAAATATCGACTTAAAGTTGATGCATTAATTGGAAGGTTAAGTTCTTTCGATATCTGGCTTAATGTTTTACCTCTAATATGATGTTCATCTGTTAACCATTCTACATCCTGTAATTTTTTTATGGTTTCGTCTGATAAATGCGATTGATTTGGATGTATTCTAGAATATCTCTCTATATTTGTTTCTTTAATTTTTCTTTTAACTGATATAGACATTGACGGATTAACAAAACCATATCTACTTAAATTTGTTTGTCTTGTTTTGTTTTGTATGTTTTCATTCTGTTGTGGGTTTAGAACACCATACTTTTCAATGTTTGTATTCTTAATTTTTTCCTTAATGGCTTCATTTGAAAAAACATTTTCAACTCCGTATCTTTCGAGATTTGTTTGTTTTATCTTATCTCTTACCATTTCATTCCGATTTGGGATTTCAACTCCGTATCTTTCGAGATTTGTTTGTTTTATTTTATCTTTAACACCTTCAGACATCCAAGTATATTCTACACCATATCTTTCGAGATTAGTTGCTCTAGTTTTATTTTGGATCTGTAAATTCTTCTGTGGGTTATCAACACCATATTTTTTCAGACAAGTCGATTTATTCTTGTTGTAGTTATTATAATTCTCGTTTCCGTATCTATTTTTTTTAGTTTCTTTAATTTTATCTGTCCGAGTCTGAGCTAAAGCGGTAACTTTATTTGAACATTTATATGAACAATAATCTCTGTATCCATCTTTAAAAGATTTGAATTTCGTTGTATTTTTTTGACAATATTTACAGGTAGGTATATCTATTATATTATTAAGTAATCTATAAAGTGCTTCCTTTATAGATACTGTATTTGGATATAAGGTTCTTAAAAAACAACAAAATTGTTTATTGTTGGTTATACCAAACAAACCCTTTTTATTGAAAGTTTCTAATATTAATTCAATCATATCAATCACACAACATTATTGTTTTGGACTAATGTATCATTGAACTCAAACAATGTCAATACAAATAAAAACGGAGGAATTACCCTCCGTTATATAAATTTATGAATTAAACCGTTAGAATTTTCCAACAATCTCTTCAAATGCTACCCCCGTTCGGACGGCGATAAAATTAAGCTGAATAAAGTTAATACTTCTAGCAGGTTTAATATAAATATCCCCAACAAATTCGTTATGATCTATAACTTCTGGAGTATTATTTGACTCATCACATACAACCTTAAAGTCATATATACCGCGACCAGCCTTGACATCTCTTAAATATGGTTCAACTAGTGCTCTAAATTGTGCTCTAGTAAACGCATCGTTTAGTTCGAACAGGCTATACTTTGCAGCAATAGATATTGCCTTTTCTAATACAATAAACAATCTTCGCACATTTATTCTGTCAAATGCTGATGGTTTACTGAGAAGGGTTTTATCTCCATATAGTACAGTACCTTGTGCGGGAAATGTTACAACTGGATTAATTCCATTTGTATACAGATCATCTCTATGTGCCTTATCTGGATTCGTAGCTAACTTAATACAATTTTTAATGTTTCCACGATTGAATCCAGCTGGACTAAACCAAGGTTGTCTTTCTATATCAGTTCTAACACAAAGACCAGCAATATCTCCATTAAGAGGACACCACCTATATGTATCGTTATACTTATCATATGTATATTTCCAACCAGAGTCCATAACACCATATGATGACGATAACCCTAAAGCATATCTAGTTAAAATAGTAGCTTCAGTTGGACTATTATTATAGATAACATCAGAACGCTCTGGCGATATTAATGCAATACAATCTTTACGATATTCACAAACATTATTAATAACATATTGTGCAACTCCAATAGGAGCGTCACCTAACATT